CTACTTCTTTGAATAATTTCGTTTTACTTTGAGTGTGGTCGTTGTTGCCATCGGCTGCTCAAGAATAGTTACTTTTGAAATACGTGCATAAGGCTGCAAAGTATGATTTACCGCATCAACATCATTCTGGATGACATCTTTAACATCATCTGAAGCAAATGAATCACTTCGCTTGATGCCAAGTTTGTCATACACGCCATCAGCTGGGTAAATAAGTGCTTCAATTGCTTCTGAAGTTGGATCATCTTTTTCTGTATATCCCTGTACAACGATTTGCTGCACGTCGTCATACATTTGGAATGCATCCTCAATTTCTTCAGGGTAAACATTTTTTCCACCCGAAGTTACAATAATATTCTTAGCCCTTCCACAAAGATAGAGATAATGTTCATTGTCTAGCCGTCCAATGTCTCCTGATTTAAGGAAGCCATCTTCTGTAAACATTTTCGCTGTTTCTTCAGGCATATTGAAATAACCTTTCATTACCATTGGGCCTTTGATTGCAATTTCGCCAATTCCATCTTTATCTGGATCAAGAATTTTAAATTCCTCATAAGGATAAAAATCCTTTCCAACACTTTCAATTTTAAAATGTTCAACAGGATTAAGTGCAGTGATAGGTGAAGTTTCTGTCATACCGTAGCCTTGAATGAAGTTGATGCCGGCTGCATTGTATGCTTTGAATACACTTGATGAAAGAGGTCCACCACCACAGATTGCAACACGAAGTGTGTAAATATTGGCTTGTTGTAAAACCGTTTTAAATAATACTTTTCCTGGATTCTTCCTTGTAAGCTTTTTAGTAAGATAGGAGAGGCCCATAAGACATTTCATAAGTCCGGCAACAATAGGTCCCTTTTCATGAATTCCTTTCTTTATTCCAGCGAGAAGTTTATTATAAAGCAAAGGAACGCCGAGCATGACGGTAATTTTACCTTCACGCAGTTCTTTCATTAATCGTGAGACAGCCATGCTCTTTCCAAAAACAATTTCTGCACCAGTAGAAAGAGGATTGATGAGAGCGGCCTGCATAGTATAAGCGTGATGAATAGGAAGAAGCGCATAGAATACATCACCGTTACCATGATGGAAATTTGATTGTGCAATGTAGCAATCTGCAATGAAATTTTCATGGGTTAACATTACGCCTTTGGGATTTCCAGTTGTTCCAGAGGTAAACAGAATTGCACAAACGTCTTGCGGTTCAGCAGGTTTATTCTGTTTGACTGCCTTTTTTGTTTCGAGATTATAGGCGTATAGTTTTTCTTGCTTTGGACTGAGTGAATAGACATCAATTTTCTTGGTGTTCTTTTTGAAATAGTCGAATTTATCTTCATCTACAAAGAGTAGTTTTGGTTGGGCTGTCTTAATGAGATTTTCCATCTCAACTTCACGAAGACCGTAATCGATAGGAATAATAATTCCACTTGCAAATAAAGTAGCAAGATAGACTGTTGCCCATTCAGGTGAATTTTTTCCTGTGACGGCTACTTTGTCGCCTTTCTTGATTCCTTGTGAAATCATCCAATCTGCAAGTTTTTTGATGTTAGAAAGAGCTTGTGCATACGTTACGGTGCGTTTTGTTCCATCAGGACCATCAAAATCCGTAAAACAGGGACTGTTCGGATATCGAGTAGCAGAGATTGTCATCATTTGTGGGAACGTTGGCCATTCTGTATTAAAAATTTTCCCTTCGCCGCGGAATTCTTCTAGAAATGTCCACGGATGAATTTCATTATTTGCCATAGTTTTTACTCCATTTCATTATTTTACCATATAATGGGCAATTTGTACTGTAAAAAGGTTGCTAAAAATAGAAAATTATAATTTTTTAGTGCAGAAAAGATAAAAAACAAAATACTATTATAATTCTATATATAATGTATAATTATAACACTTTACGAGTCTTTGATTCCTATGGTATACTCTTTAAAGTACTGGAGAGCGATAAACAGAATTGTAATTAATGATGTAGTTTGATAATTTAGCTGCTTTAGTGCTTTGCTGATTTATTTACTACATTATAATGAATTACCTTTATTTATTTCAAAATACATCATGTTCAATAAAACGAATGAAAAATCGATAAAAAGCCATTTTTGAGCAATTAAAACACCCATTTTACGATATTTTATTACCCATTTTGTTACCTTGCCAATCATTCATGTAATTCTCGATTTCTCATAAATTTTTTTTATGTGCAAAATATAATATCGTTTTCCTTCTTCCGCACCCCATTTAGTAAATCCTTCTCCAATAGAAATTTCACATAGGCAATAAACAATCGGAGATTTGTTTGAATATCCATTTCTAAAACCTATAACGATAGAAGAAAAATCAATGATTTTTTCGAGTCTACTGGTATAAAACGGTTTAATTTCTCTATACTCTTCCTTTTTATCACCAGAAAGAATCATTTCAAACCATTTCTTTTTTATCGGAAAAATATACATATTCCCCCTTGTAAAATCTGCATTTTAGTGCAATACTATAAGAAGTGGAGGCTGCCACGTCATAGTAGCGTGTGAAACCCCCGCTTCCCGAAGAGCGCCTTTGTGCGCTCTTTTTTTATATAATTGTTGTAGAAATATTTCCATTGTATAACAATAAAACAGACATTTTTCGGTTATGTTTTTCTCCTTTCCACCGCTTAAAGCTTTTTGTAATTTCATCGTTAGGCATTGAATCAGGAATACTTAAAACAACATGTGAAAGGCCTTGCTCATAAGCACTTTTTATTCGGCCTTTTATGGCATTTGATGTCATGCCCTCTGGTGTCTTAATATCAGATAAAGTGCCATTTATTATAATATCAGGATTTGACCATGATATGTGATAATGCTCTTTTACATTTTGAATAGCAGGAATTACTTTGATTTTATAGCCATGTTTGGTAAGCTCTTCTACGACAGGCTTATTGGAAGTTTTCCAGTCATTTGGCGGATTATCACAAAGATCGTACCATCCACCGTCTTTTCCGTCATATCGCGTATACCCTTTCCACACGGAATCAAAATCAGCAAATATATTCTCCTCACGATTAAATTCATTTAATATTCCATATTGTATTGCCCTCTCTGTTTGTGAAGGTATCATCATATACCAGTTCCCATTATCTAGCGGGTTTCCACCGAATCCCTTCATGGGTTTAAATCCATGAATATCACTATTAGTAATGTTTTCCGGCAGAACCATATCTTTGTTAATCTGACTCTTGTATATAGCCCTGAAACCTGTTCTGCACTGATAGTGGTACGGCGGAAATCCGTATTTTTCCCAGAACCAACTGTCTGCCGGTATGACAAGGCCTTGTCCTGCGTACTTGAGCAGATGTTTGCAAATGTCACTGGTTCGTTCATCATCAATGATGAAAAGTTCATAGGCTGCAGGATTTGTTTTCTGATATTGCAGCAGCTTTCCTGCGGTATAAGCGGACGCAGAGTTGGTGCGGTAAACGTTTTCCCAGTATCCCGGCTTTATACTGAATGAATCCGCATCAACTGCTATTTTAAAATCTTCCCACGACTGCGAGATGGAATCTCCATCTTTTATGTTTCCTGCAAGAATTTGTTTTGCGGTCTCGATTGCCGTTACAGAATAATCGTATTCAGCCAGCTTCGCCACCGTGAATGCACGGAACCGAAGTTTGTCACTTAGCCCATCCCATTCTTTTTTCGTTACGGGGATTTTTCCTTTAAGATACTGCACCGCCTCATCGAATGACACCTTGGGTATGTCAGTTCCGCCATCATCTGCAGCAGTAATTTTCCGCTGTGCGTGGTCCATTCCCAGGAGCATGCTTCCGGCAAGAATCTGTTCCGTGTAGTCGATGAGCTGTGGCGCATCAGGAGGTGTATACGGCGCATCGAGAGCGTCTTTTGACGGCAGTTTTCCGTCCGGTGAAACGGTATTCAACCAGTCTTTTAATATAGAAGAAATCTGCTTTTCAATGGCTTTTTTACCGGCAATATGGAGACTGTCGAACTCATTCTGCTTTGCTATTTCTTCGGCAAGGTCTTCATCGCTCAGCTGAAAAATGTAATCATCGAGCGTGTTCTTCTCAGCGCTTTTTTTTTACTCTCTCCAGAATCGCTCAGATTCATGTCAGTGGTGTCCGGCGCCGCTGATTTGATGAAAGTATCTTTTTCATCAACTGGCTCCGGCAGCCCGTAGTTGTCGTAGAGCGCCTGCTTCGAGACGGGGACACCTTCGTCTATGGCTTTCATCACCTGAGCAAAGGTCGCCCGTTTGGCAATGTCAAAAATATACTGAGGTGCGACCGAGTTTTCTCCGAAATTGAGTTCCACCGTCCACTCGATGAGCTTCTGTATTTTCGACTGCAATTCGAGCGCAATGCCCTTGCAGTCTTCGTAGAGCATGTCAGCCTGCACTTGTCCGAGAGCGAGTGAGCCGCCGTCCGTCTTGCTGGTGGCAATTGACTGTCCGGTGAGACCGTAACTTATCTGCACGTCGCAGGCATCAACGAGCGTGTTGAAGTCGGCAAGGCTTCCGCTCATGCCTATCTCTTTCAAGTCGGACGTATTGGCGACTGCTGCCGCCGAGCCGGAGCGGAGGTTCATAAGCATCTGCGCAATCTGGTTCGCTTTCTTGGTAACCTCTTCGTCAGTGCCCTGCTGGTTGAAGAGCGCGACAATCGAGTTCACGGAAAATTTCTCCGTAGCCTGAAGCCAGAAGTCATAGCCTGCGGTCTTGAACATCCACGGCCAGTAGACGGAGCGGAGTTCCGAAGTACCGTATGGATTCTCATCGTCAGGATCATGCTGCATCTGCAGGAACTTGTAGTTCTGTGTCAGCTCCTTCTTGCATCCGAGATCGTTCCAGTAGAGCTTCCAGTTCGAGTCGTAGGTGAAGCGCTCCGGCTTGTGCGTGATGATGTTTTCAGGCAGGTATTTTCCACCGTCAATTTTCCACACGACTTCCGAAACGGAAAATCCGTAGTTCAAAGCAGACAGCATGCGCTTCTCTTTGCGGTACAGGTTTTGCAGGAGCGGAATGTTTTTGACGAACTGATAAACATCGTCAGTGCAACCGTCACTCTGGGTGAGCGAAGCCGGAAACATCAGCGCGGAAGTTTTCTTCTTGTTGATGAGCGACTTGATGCGCGGGTCTGTCATCATCTTGCGGTATGTCTCGTATGATTCGAGCGTACCACCAATGATGTCATCAGGATTCGGCATGTAGCCCAGAAAGGAGCCGAGCCAGTTGTCGGTGATGATTTGTGTGGTGAGAGTGGCGTTATCTGCTTTCTTTTCTTTCATGTTTCCTTCCCGCGTGCTGTACCGCGCATTTGTTCTGATATTGGATGAAGCAATCCATGCAGCAGAAGTGGCCGAGGTCAATTCTGTTCATGTATATGGTTACGTTCTGCTTTGTGTCGTTTAATTCTTTGCCGCAGAACCGGCATGTTCGTTTTTGTTCGCTCATTTACCGCATCCTTGCCCGAGAGATTATGGAGCTTGCTGTGTTTTTAATTGCCTGTGTGATGGTGGATATTGCAACGTGTCCGGTACCGCATCCTTCCGCCGTGTGCACCGCATGCACAAGCGCATCGCACGCATCGTCAAACGCTCCGACAGGAAACTCGGTGAGCTCCTGAATAACATTCTCTGCGCCATGCACAGGAAAGCGTACGATGCCGTTCTCAATGAGCATTGAAATGGAGCGGACACGTGCTTCCTTGCTCATGCCGCCAACCGTGAGCAATTTGATTGGAAGATACAAATGTCTTTTTGCTGCGAGCTCCTGCACATACTTGCCGTAGATGCCGGAGAAGACAACATTCTCCCAGCCGATAAGATCAGGATGGTACTGATTGTAGTAGAACACCATCTGCTCGACGGTCGCCTGTTCGGAGACAGTCTTAGCGAATGACGGCAGCACGTAGATGGTGCCCGTCGGAACATGAAGCGCGACGTTTACGATTGCAGTGCGGTCATGTGCACCGGTCGCCGGATCGACACCCTGGAAGAAACGAAGTTCTCCTGCAGGCGGAAGCAGTTCATAGCGGTAGGTGTCAATCCATTCCTTGTGGATGATGCGCTCTTCGTCTGAAAGAGGCTCGTTCATGTATTCCGTGCTGAACGCTGCTGCGCCGATTGATTCCTTCTTTTCATTTAGTTCCTTAAGCGGCCAGTGCTCCGGCCAGAGTGATTTACCGTCAGGTCTGATACATGCAAGACGTACGGCAATCCACCGCTTTAAAGTTCCTTCCGAGAGTTCATTGCAAAGGCGTGAAATCGGATCATCGTTATGGAAGATGGTGTTTACCCAGATGATGAATGAAGTTTTCCCTAAATTGAAAACGGTGCGTTTAAGCCAGCGGTGTATTTTATTGCGTTGCGTTGGTGAATTTGCCTCTGCGTCTTTAAGAATATCGTCAAGAATGATGAGGTCAGGTCTGTATGGACCATAACGAGTACCACGCATAGTGCCGCCGGAACCTTTCGATTGAATGCAGGAATTATTGGTGAGTTCCAACCGAGTGTCCTGCCATATCTTTCCCTTTAGATTGCCATAGTCCGCAAGAAGTTTTTCGTTTTCTTCGAGTTCGGTCTTGATATTCTGAAGGTTCTCCATTGCTGCGGTACCGGAGCAGCCAATAATGAGCACGTAGCGAGAACGACCGGTGAGGACCCGCCATAAGACATAAGCGAAGCTCCAACGGACAGTTTTACCGTGTTCACGAGGCTCGATGAACATCGCACCGGCAAGCTTCGCCTCCGGTTTGAGCAATGGCTGGTATTTTTCCGCAACAAACGGTTTAAGCTGCATCGCAATTTTTTTTGAGAGCGACTGTGTGTTTGCAACTTCATAAAGAATCTGCTGGTATTTCGCAGGTTCTTCATAGAAATAATTTGAAAGATATGTCCGGCAGAAAAAACCGAAATCGTTCTTGGCAGTGTTCACACGCTGCTGCTTTTCAAGAGATGATGCATCTGTTCCGACTATTTCTTCGAGCAGCTCGTTCATTGCACTTTAGCCTTGTCGATGATTTCAAGAAGACGGTGCAAAAGTTCAGGATCTGACTGTATTTCCTTCCGCAGGTCTGCTTTCAGTTCTTCCTTCGCCTTATCCAGAGCTGTTACAGCTTTAGTACGGTAGGTAGAAAGTTTCAATTGTGCTTCAGCCAGTTTTGTCGCCGCATTGCACGCATCAACAGGATTCTCGAACTCGATTGAATCCATCTGCCTGATGTCCTGCGTAACCAGGTGGGACAGCTGCATGAGCGTAGCCTCGCTTGCTTCTGTCGCAGGATAGTCCTTTAAAATCGCCGCCATGCTCTTGGCAACTTCAACGGCTTTCTTGGTGTCCTCTATTTCTTCCTGATGAGATTTGATGACGCGCCGTATCGCCTCGCGGCTTATCGTCACATGGCAGCCGGTCTCCTGCATCTTCTTTGCAACCTCGTCGGTCACATAGACGATGGTGTTCTTGCCGCCCTCCCATTTGTCGATGATGAACTCCTGCAGTCCGAGCGTTTCTGGTTTTCCTTTGCGTCCCATATTAGGCCTCCGGAACAAGAGTGATGCCGGGATCAGACATAATGTTGCCGTCAATCAAGTCTATTCCGGTCGGATTGATTTTGTACCAGACGACTTTTTCTCCAGGCTTGTACGGATGCGGGAACTCGGTGCGTTCCACGTACTTCTTGTCAGCAAGATATTCGAGCGAGGTTACTATGTCGTCATACCTGTACGACTGGTAATAGATGCCCACAATGTCGAGCTGGTTCATGCCGTTCGGATAGATATATTTCAAGTAGCGCAGGATTTCCCCGCGCAGGGTGTTCAGTTTAATTACCGCCATTTTTTGCTCCGTTCTGTATTGTCTGGATTACAAGTTTCCTGACGTCATCAAGTTCGCTCCGCCAGCCGCCCACGTCCTTGTAGTGCTGTTCCTTCGACACGTATTCATTCTGCATGCCGTCAATCTTTTCGTTTATCTTTGCAAGCTCGGATTTAATTTCCTCCGTCTGCTTTGCCTGCGCTTCGTTTGCCTTCCTAATTTCCCGGAACAAAAAGAAAACGCAGACGCCGACAATCATGAGCGTCGGTATGATTCCGATTGCCGTCGCCAGCTTGTAGATGTCGTTTCCAACTGCCAGTCCGTCCATGTTCCCTCACTTGCCGCAGGCGGCCACAATGCATCTGAGACCGTAGCCGCCCAAAAGACAGACGGCGCCGGTGCCTACATTCCAGAGCACCGACTGCCATCTAGGTATTGAAGTTTTCTTCCACGAAGCAAGATCGGCGGAAAGAGAATCGTTGAGCGACTGCAGCTGCACATTCTGCGGCTTGTATTCAAGCAGGGCAGCCTTGTACCCGTTGTTGAAAGCGTCAAGAATTGCAGCGTCAGCTTCCTCCTGCTGGATGTCCAACAGCGCTATCACTTCCGCTCCCTGATACGTGGCCTCTGAATCTAGCCCGTACTCGTTCCCGGAACTGCCGCTGTTCGAGCTCGACTGCTGCGCGGTGAGCGTCAGCGTTGGGAGAAGCATCAGCAAGAATGCCAGCATCAGTTTTTTCAATTTCATCTTTCACCTTCCCGGCGGCAGTAGAAGCCCTTTCTTCCGCCTTTCTATCACTGTTTGAACCGTCTTCATCCTTCCTTTTCAAAACGATTGAAAAGAAGTAGAAAACGCACAAAGCGCCGAAGGCTATCCAGCCGGCAGCGCTTTTGACACCATTCCAGATTTTAAGCAGCAGACTTTTCATCACTGTCTGATTTGGTGCCAATCCATTCGTGTATCTTTTTAAGGATTGCTTCGTATCCAAAAACCGACAGCGCGAAGATTACCGCCCACCAGAACCAAATCTGATGCATGTCATAGAACTTTCCGTAGCCCATGAGTGCTGCAATCGCACCGGAAAGCAGTGCGGGCACCCAAACGCGGCGACCTTTCAGAAAGTTTTTCTTGTCCAGCTTCTTGATCAATTCCGTCATGATGATGACAAGCACCACCGCGAGAATTGCAAAAGCCGGAAGCATATTTGCCAAACTCATTTTTGAGCCTCCTTAGCCGTCATCAAATCGCGCACGCTCTGTCTGAAAGCCATCCAGTCATCTTCGTGCGCGACAAACCATCTCGGACAATCCTTGCCGGTCACATCAAAGTGGCGGTACAAATCATCCGCAGTCAAATTGAACTCTTGAAGCAGATACGCCGCAAGTTCTGCGGCTGCACCAAGAGTCTCCACAGTGAACCTGCCGCTCTTGTCCGCATGGCAGAGCTCTATGCCGATGGTGTGCGCGTTCGGATATGCACCGAGCCTCTGCTGAATTCCTGGCTTGTACTGCGCTGCGCCGACGTGGTACGCCATCTCGCTTGTTGGCAGGCACTGCCACACATCACCGTCTATGCCCACAAAGAAATGGGCGCTCGCATAACGGACGTCCGGTTTTTCCTTTCCGCCCGGAAGCGGGGACTGGTCCTTGAGGTTTTCAAAGTAGTTGATGTTTTGCTCAGGCGTGGATCCGGGGTTGCCGGTGTAGTGCATCACCACACCGCGTATGCCGTCGGCTATGAACTGCCCAGGGCGAGAGTACTTGTTCACAGAAAGCATCTTGCGATTGATTTTCATAAAGACAGCGTATCATCTGCCGCCGCTGGGTTCTTAAAAGCGGGCATAAAAAAAGCCCGCAGGAGTTACCCTGCGGGCTTTCGTCAGAAATCAAATTCAAGCTGACCTATGCATTTCCGTTCTTGTCGATGTATGCTATCACATCGCTTCGCGAAACATTCCAAGTTCCGTCTGCGAACCATGCAGGAATTTCTTTGTCCTCTGTCAGCAGACGGTAGACGGTCCGGATGGAAACTCGGAGGCACTTGCTCACGTCCTGCATATCCATTATTGAAGAGTAGTTCTTTTCTATCTCCTCCTTCAGATCGTCGCTTATCATAGTCAATCATTGCTCCCATAGAAATACGCCATATATTGCGCACCTTGAATGCGTCAATCCTGCACATCCGAATTGCGTAGTACATCTCGAACTGACCGATGTCGAGCGCTTCCGCCGCTTCCTTCACCGTGTAGACCATAGTGCCTCCTTGACACCGTACAAAATGTCTTGTACAGTTATTTCAACGAAGTTTTTCTACACGGAGTCGGTGCGCTGGTAACACGCCGGCTCTTTTTTTATGCAGGTTTAGTGTCCGGGTCGTAGCCCGCGTCCGCTGCAATCTTCCTGAGCGCGAGAATCAATTTTGTGGCATCGCACTTTCTGCAGAACGAGATGTCGTCGCTTCCGGTGATGCGCTTGCACATGTGGCGCAGACTTTTTTCATCGCGCTTCCTGCTCGCCAGAAACCACAGGCCCTTGATGTAGTATTCCTGCTTTGCCGAAATCCAATCAGGGTTGCGTTCAGCCTGATTCTGCTGCCGCTTGAGCGGGGATGCAGAAGGTGTGAAGCCTAGCTTTTTGAATGCGGCAAGCACTGCATCATACTGCTGCCATGTCTTCAAGTCTGTTGAACTTTCAACGGCGGCGGCATCGCGGAGAATTGCACGATATGAATCATCGTCAAGATGCAATGCGCTCTTCGCCACATGCAGCGTCTGTATCCATTTCTTTTGTGCAACCTCGTTCATGCCACCGTCCTCTGGTACCCAATCTTCTGGTACAGCGAATCATTCTTGTCCACACACCGGACCATGTCACCGCACCTGCGGCGAAGCGACGTGAGCACCGATGAGATGTACACATTCTTCGCACGCGGGCAAATCCGTGCCGCCGCAGTCTGCAGTTCGTTGCCGAAGAAGAACGTGCCGTCCGGCATGGACTCGACCACCGCAAAGACGGCATCCGCGATGGAACCGTCGTCCTTGTTCAAAACATCAGAAACCATATCAGCCTCCGTTCGTCTTCTCATAGCACGCCGGGTCTGGCGTCACCTTTATGTTCATCGCATGTGCCACTGCAATCTCAACTCTTGAGCCTTTCGACTTCGCCCAGCCGGGAAGCACGAACACCATGTCGCTGCGCAGCAGGTAGGGGAAGCAGACCGCCATGTAATCCTCCCATTCCGGCACTTTCGGTTTGTATGCATCGGTGAGATGTGCGGATATAGCCACCGGATTGATGACATCCGCTTCCGGATATTGCATCTTGAGCCTTGTCTCGGCATCAGCGAATCGTACGTCGGCATCAGCCGTTCCCGTCACCGGGCCACAAATGTATATTCTCATCCGAACAGCCACCTCGCCGCGAGCAGCACCAGCTTCACTGCGGCAAGCACCGCAGCCACCGCAACCAGCGTCCCGATGATGTAGCCAATCACCGTGCCCGCATGGTGCGCCACCAACTTGTAATTCACGTGTTTCATACCGCCTCCTTTTGCGGCAGACTGGACATCCAGTGCAGTCTGCCCGTTGTCCTTAAAGAACTGAAAGGTCAAGGTTCACCAGGTCGTACCGTTCGGCATCGTCCTTGTTCCTGCGGTAGATGCGGATGTACTGCTTGCTGCCCGCAACCTGCACGCTGTCCGATATGGCCTGCATTGCCTTCTGCCAGCGTTCGTCCTTAATATCGAGCCGCCGCAGACCGAGGATGCGGTTCTTGTTCAGGTTGCCCGACTTGCCGACATAGAACGCGTCCTGTACAAGCGCCTGGATTTCGCTCCGGCTTCCCTTGCTCCAGTCGCTGATGCACTCGTCAATCAAATCCTTCGCAATCTGCAGCCGCTCGTCGAAGAACACGTCCTCATTCACGGCGACAAGCACCTTGTACTGCCCGTCGTATGAGCAGAAGGTCATGTTGCCTTTCTTTCCGCCGCATTTCACGCCGTACTTTTCTGCGGAAAGCTCGACAAACGCCTGCACGGTCTTGAAGAACTCCTTCTTGATGTCCTTGAGCTTCTCGCTTTCTTCAAGCGACTTTGCGACAATCTCCTTGACCATCTGGTCGCGAAGCACGTCGATTTCCTTCACCAAATCCACCGGGTCGTACCCGCCGTGGCTGTTGAGCATGTACCCTTCGTGGTCGTCCTTTTTAGCTTCCATGATTTTCTCCTTATGCGGCATCTCCGCCGCCGTTGAAATTATTCTCCGGGTGTCCGGGCTTGCTGTCCGGCACCTCAAGTTCCTGTCTGATGGCATAGCCGTTTGTGATTATCCTTCCTGCAAGATTGGCTGTTTCCCCAGAAGCCAATTCCTGTATCCGCTGAGCATCGTCGATGATGCGGTAGATCATCTCGTCAATGCTGCGGTGTTCCGTTTCGTTCAGAATGTGCTTGTGCATCATCCGCCTCCTTTTCCCTCAGTGCCACGCGGAGCGTTCCGAGCATTCGCAACGCCTCGCCCAATGCCTGCGGCCCGTAGTATCCGTTCAGGTAGTCGCGCACCCGTTCTTCGACCGCGCAAACGAGCTTGTACGGATTGTCATGCCGGCGTGCTTCTTTGGAATCTTCATGCTGTCTTACTGGCATTCTTTGGCTCCTTAAAGCAGGTGAATTTATTTCCTGCAATTTCCTTTCCGTCCAGAAAGTCAACGATCTGCGCCGGTGTCAGCTTGCACTCACTGAGCGCCACGAGACATCCGCAGGCTGCGAGTTGAAGACCTTCGTAAGACATCATCGAAACCGCAGTCCGAACTTCATCAACCGTCAGTTTCTGAGGTACGGTGGAGTTCATGAACTCCGGCACGTGCCCTTGCTTCCAAGTCTGAATCATTCCGCGCCTCCTGCATTTCCAACCGTCTCGACCTGTTCAACGACGGCGTAGTATTTCTCGACTGCTCCTTGGATGTCGTTCATCATGTCCTTGTATGCAACCTGCGTCTCCGAGTCATTCATCTGGCTCACCATGAGGCTGCCCACCACAATAGCGTTTCGGTTTCCACGTTCGGTTATGTAGAAGCGCGAATTCGCATCGGAGAACACACGGTACCGTTCGAGCGGCGCACCTGAAATCGGCGGGTGGGAGAAGAGTTCTTCAGGATTGAAAAGCTCCTGCTGTCCGTTCTCTGCGTACGTGTAGTCCTTGCCGGAGATGCCCTTCGGAGCCTTGCGGTCAATCACCAGTCCGAGCGCTTCGGCCATCGTCATGCTGTCTAGCGCCTTGCAGTTTCCGGCGAACCTGCGGTACACCTTGAGCGCCTTCGTAACCATTGGCACCGGCATGCCGAGCGCTTCGGCTATATCCGTGTCCTTCGTCTTTCCCGCGTCCATGTCCATGATTTTTGCCGTGAGCATTTCGCCAGCCGAGTAATAGAATTTCACCGTGCTGCGGATGCCGTCGGCAACCTTCTCGGCGCTTTTCTGTATTGAGTCGTAGAAGCCGAACAGTCGCTCGCGCTCCTCGGCGGTCATGAAGAGAATACCGTTCAGGTACGTGTCCTTCTTGCTCCGCCGCACTTTCTTCAAGTCGATGATTTCCTTCGTATCATTCATTTCCAGTGCCTCCGCATGACAAGCTTCGCCGCCACTTCAATCACATCGAGGTCCGGCTCCTTGAGCTTGTTCAATTCCATCGTGTTCTCCGCACGGCTGATGATCTTTGTGAACTGCCGTATGTCTGTATGTGATACATCCCATATCGCGTCAACAATGTCCTTCCCTGCGTTCGGCCATACTTCGTGCACAATCAGCTCCGCGTCAGGCTTCTGCAGACCGCCGAGCTGCAGGTTTATCCCAACGCGGCTCTCAAGCTGCCGGTGGTCGTTGCGCAGGTTCTGGATCATCGCGGTGAGCCTCGGCAGTCCGATGAGCACAAGCCCGCTCTGCCCGAGGTCGTAGACAAGGCGGCGGGTGAACTCAAGCGCATCCGGCTTAAGGTAGTCGGCCTCGTCAATCACCACCACCATGTTGCGGTCGGAAAGGGCCGCTGCCACATTCGAGATGAGCAGGTTGAGCGGCACGCGGGCCGTATCAATTCCGAGCTGGTTCGCAATGTCAATGACAAGCATCTTGCGGTTCATTCCGGAGAAGACGTTCACCAGCACCGTGGTGCGCATGTTCTCCTCCTGGTAGCATTTCGCGGCAGTCGTCTTTCCGCTTCCGGCGTCGGCCACGATGAGCGCGATGTCCTGGTCGGAGTGGGCGCGGCGTATTGCATTCGTCATCTTCTTAAGGTCTCCCGTCTGGATGATGGGAACCTTCTTGTGCGCGTGGGCCTGTTCGGTGCGTGCGACCCATTTGACCGCGGCATCCTCAAGGTTTTCTATATTGCCCTTGTATGTTCCCTTCATGTAAGCCGACAGGACGGCACCGCTGTAGCCCATGGCCTTCGCCGCCTGGTTCTGGCTTATGTCGTATTTCTTCATTGTGTCGTCAAGGCACTTCTGCACATTCGTATTCATCTATTGCCCCCTTGCAAAGATTTTCTTCATACCGCCTGGCTCACGTCAGGCTTGTAGTCATCCACATCCTCGTCAAGCAAACCCTTGAGCTTGCGCACCGGATGTTCCTTGTCCTTCTCTTTTTTCTGCGGAACAGGTTCAGTCTCAACGCCGTCTTCTCCGAGCACTTCGTCAATGTCCGGAAGGTTCTGGCTGTACATGTTCCTCGCCGTGTCGAGCATGAGCTGCCGGTCAGGGCTGTCGGAAAGCTCCCGGCTTCCAATCTCGGCCATGGCTGCGAAGCCCGCCTTGCGTGCCGAACTGACACGGTCGATTGCCGCCTTGGGATTTCCGTGGTCCTCCATGAAGTAGCTTCCTTCGCATTCGCATATCTTCTTCCCGCCAACCTCGAACACCAGACACTTGTTATCGAACACCAGCGACGTTCTTACCAGCACGTCCTGGCCCACATACATGAGCAGGTCGGAAGACCAGTAGTTCACCCCCTTGATGTTTATGCCGTTGCGGTTCACCTTGCGGACTTCGCCCTGCGAGAGCGCCGCCTGCAGGGTGGCCTTGTCAACGTGCCGCACCTTCTCCGGAAGGAACTTCTGGAATGCGGCCGAGCGGGTGAGACCTTTGCAGCCCTTTGCCTGAGTGACGAACGTGTCGTTGATGTACTGGACCATCGAGTTGCAGCATGAGCGGAACGTGTCCCAGTCAGGAACGTCGTTGCGCTTCGCCATGCCGTTGATAGGCCTGAAGAGCAGCTGCGCGTCATCCGGCCGCGTCTTCGTGTCGCTGCCAACATACGTGCCTATGTCCTTCGCAAGATATTCGCCAAGAATGCGGAAGTACCGCTCCTGCCGGCCCTTCGACTTGCCGTTGTACACGCGCGTGAAGTGCACCTCGCTGCCAATCATTTGGAAGACGCCCTGGAAGCGCACCTCCGTCTCCACCGAGCTCATGTCTTCAAGCAGCTCGTTCGCTGTCGCGGTCCACCCGTTCAGGAGCTTCGAGTGGTAGTCCTTTCCGTTGTCGAAGAGCACCGAGACCGGCACACCGTAGAAGTAGCAGACCATGTAGTACGCAACGATGATGGAATAGCTCGACGGAGTGACGCACGGGCACCAGCCCAGTATCTTTCCCGAACGGTAGTCCTGGAACGTCGTTATCCAAGGGCGAATCAGCCGGCCGTGGTACATCACCACGCAGTCGAGGCAGTGGTGGTCGCTCACCACGCAGTCGAGCGACTTGTAGCGCTCCACATCCTGCTCCACGTAAGGCAGGTGTGAGTTCTCGAACCGCGTCTGCCCCATGCGGAAGTAGTCGCGCACCACCGGCGGAATGGAGTTGAGGTACCGGAGCGCCGTCTGGTACGTGCACGTGCTGTACGGGCATGCAATCTGCATGGAGCGGTACGCATGGCTTGCCGAGGGCTG